GCATTAGGCACTGGCTATTTTCTGGCCTTGAACTCCGCCAATTCAGCCAGCAGTGGTGCAAACTGGCAAAGCATTTCCAACACCACTCTTGGCTTGCAGAATGATTCAGCAATCAATGGAAGTGGCTACAACTATGTTGCATATTTTTTCGCGGCTGTCGAAGGCTATAGCGCGTTTGGAGAATACGATGGCAACGGGTCATCTGATGGTCCGTTTTTGTATACAGGTCATCGTCCCGCATGGATCATGGTGAAATGCCATAACGCATCAACATCTAGTACCAACTGGATTATTTGGGATACAGCGCGTGATTCATTTAACATGGCCGAAATACCATTACGCGCTGACCTAGGTGACCAAGAAATTGCTTCAAGTGATAACTATGATATAGATATTTTAAGCAACGGCTTTAAAATTAGAACTTCAAATGGCGGCATAAATCACGGCTCAAGATCGTATGTTTTTGCTTCTTTTGCTGAAAATCCCTTCCAATCTAACGGCGGTTTAGCTAGATAATTAATTAACAAGTAAAAGGCTGTTTAGCGAGTAAAATTAAATTAGAACGCACCATTGTCTATGGTCGGTTCGGAATTGGATCTAGTTTTCAACCTTGAATGTTTACAAAAAAGGTCTGCTAGAAAACGATTTCGACGAAGTATTCTTGACGAGTGGCCTGAGTGTGCCTACTGCGGTAGAAAACACCCAACCACTCTTGATCACGTAGTGCCTCGAGCAAAAGGAGGTAGCCAAGATCGCAAAAACCTTATCGGTGCTTGTGGCGCATGTAATCTGGAAAAATCAGATATGCCTTGGTTTGAGTGGTACAGAGGTCAAATTTTTTGGACACCAGAAAGGGAGGACAGGATTTTGAGCTGGATTAACCAGCCTGATCCTGAGCCTCCCTCTCCTGTATTTATCAACTGGATGGAAAAAGGAGCTCTTCTTCTTCCAGAAGCAGCTTAAACCGTTGTAGGCACACACCCAGACGGACCGTGGGCCTTCATCTTTTGGATAAGTTTCCGCTGATGATGACGGTTTTCTGGACGAGAGAAAAAAGGATCTTCTTTGACTACTTCGATCGCCTCTAACGTCTGTTCGCAAGACATTTGCCAGTCGTAAGGACTGGTTGATACGATCATCGCCAGAGCAAATTCGATCATTTTTTCGCAACCTTAGTCACGATTCCAGCGATCATCTCGATAACTTTGTAAAACTTGGCGTAAAGTTCATCGTCTTTGGGAGTCGGGGTGACGTTAACGATTGCGAGTGCCAGGAGGTGTGCAGCACCAGCAATACCTACGATGCTCGACCAGTTTTCTAAAAGAAAAGCCATGACTAAAAATTAGATACAATATAAATATAGTCCTATAAGTGCATACAAATGCCAGCGATTCTTGAAGACGCAGTTAAATCGATTATGAAAGAAAACCCCGATATGAAGAAAGGGGCAGCGTACGCTATTGCAACAAAACAACTTCAGAAGTCTGGCGATTTGAAAGAGGGTACAAATCAAGCCACGAAGAAAGGGGACCACCGTGGCGAAATGACAAAAGCAGACCGGGCAAAAACTCGAGCAAGGAAATATAAAGAAGAACGAAAACGCGGTAAAAAAGACGAGCGCAATACCAGCGGGCGTGACTGATACCTATGGAGTTGTTGCTCCCTGATATTAAGCTTCCGAAAATTAAGAATTTTCCGGAACCTGTTATCGATTACTTGGCACCTTTACCCCCTAACTACCCGGTGGTTTTGGTGCCTTCTTATCGTCCAGGTAAAGCAGAAGCTTACCTACCGAAAGTCACTCCAAAAGGTCCTGTGCCTGAGCCAGGACCTGAAAAAACTGTTGCAGAAAAAATTGTTGAAGAAGTTGTAGATGCAGTCCAACCTGCCTTGGATTCACACACTGACGCTATCGGTAATCTCAGAACTGATTTAGATAAGTTCATTGTCGAAGTCGAAGAAAAAGAAATCGAAGCGTCAGAAGTAGTTAATAGTGTTGCTCTTCCTGGGGGTATCGAGATCCCGATCCCTAAGCCAGAGATTTTAGTAGCAGCGGGTACAACAGCCACAGTCTCTGTAGGCGCAACACTTTTAGCCACTTCTGTTTTCAAAAAGTGTGTATCAGCGTTTAAACCTGCGATTAAACAGGTTATTAATCGCGTTCAGAGGAAGCTTGGGAAGAAGCCGGTAAGTTGGAGTAGGCAGCGATTGGCACAACGTCGTCGCAAATCGCCGAGTACGGAGAATTAGGGCGTATCATGTACCCCTTTTCGTACATGGCGGTGCATTCTCGTATCCTTGTAAGCAAGATATCGACTCTTTTTTGTTGTATTTTCTTTCTGCCCAGCTCCTTACAAATTTCCTGTGCAGAGCCATCTAGCGGAATAGCAAAACTGATTTGAGCGCCATAATTTTCACTTCTGGAGTACTCCGGATGAAAACCAGCGCCAAGATAAAAAGGTGTAAACACCATAGTGCCGCTATTGCAGAAATGCCCAGTTCCGAGTCCTTGTGTGCTGTAGGAGCCTTGATTGATCTGTACCGCGCTATTGGTTACTGAGCCAGTTGAAGACGCCTGTGGGTTTGCAATAACTGTAGTCCCGTCATTCGTTTGAGCGTTGACAGGACTACAAGTCAAAAATACTACTGAGAGAACACACTTAACGACGTGGTAGTAGATTCGATTTCGATCGTGCGCTCGACGTCTTGAGTTTCGATCACACCAGCTGCCCGAGTGACAATTTCCAGTTGCCAGTTCGTGGCTCCCGTGTTCATCGAGTAAGTCGTGTTGGTAGCCCCGATCGCACCACTCGGAGTTACATTGTGACCCGTGACGCTGCTGTAAGCGCCACCGTACTTCTCGATCTCGATCGTTTCGGTAATCGTTTGTTCGGTGGTTGTGGTACTGTTCATCGAGCCCTGGGTGAAGCCAGGCGCTGTTTGTGCAAAAGCCCCTAAAGGACTGAAAAGGCTTAAAAGGGTAAGCCATAAGAATGTTTTCACGGCTTAGTTTTTGGTGGGGTGTTCCCCTCTACTTTAGGCTCTTTTTGCTTTCTATTTACATCTGAAGCACGACTGATTCCATACCCAGCTAAAGATCCAGAAAAAATACTGGCGATAAAAGTTGGGTCCATTTTCTGAAAATAACCCATATAAGAGAGTGTCAACAACGCTGCACTCCAACTGAGCACTGAGACTTTGACTATCTCAGCTAACCATTCGTATGAACGCTTATTTTCATCTTCGCTCATGGCTGAGAAGTATTCTCTAGTCCTATAAACTATAAGAGTTAACAGGGATTTGTAAGTGGCAGAAACTGCAAAGAAAAAACATCCTGAAAAATGGGCTAGAGCTAAGGCAAAAGCTCGCAAGAAAATGGGAGGACACTCTGCACGCGCTATGCAATTAGCGACTAAATATTATAAGGAAATGGGCGGTAAGTACGAAGGTAAAAAATCAAGCAAAAATAAGCTTTCTAAGTGGAGCAAGGAGGATTGGCAGACAAGAGAAGAGTATGAGAAGAAGAAGAAAAAATGACCGGCAAAAAGCAGGAACGTAAACTGGTGAAAATTGCCAGGAAGGCTCAAGAATGCCTTACTCGCGAAGAGGCACAGAAACTCTTGCGTAAAGCACGTAAAATATTTAAAAAGCTAGACCAGCGTGGCTGACAAAGCACGAGAAAAAGGACGTACTGAAAGGTATCTACCTAAGTCGGCTTGGGCTGCAATGTCAAAGGAGGAGCGTAAAGCCACCGACGAGAAAAAAAAGCGGGCTACACGAGGTAAACCTGTAAACACCCATGTAGCCAACACTGAAAAAGCCAAACGGGCTGGCAAAAAAGCTCGGTCGTACAAAGCATCTAAGAACAATGGCTAAACAAGGACCTTGCTGGGATGGTTATGTTATGGAGGGAATGAAAAAAAGTAAGAAATCGGGGAAAATGGTGCCAAACTGTGTAAGAGCTAAGAAAAAAGCTCGGTCCTACAAGAAGTCAAAAAAATGACCGATCAAGCTTGCCCTATGCCTCCTTCTAACGATAAGAAAGAAGGAAAGGTTCTTCATTTCAATCGCCCCAAAACTCAAAAAGAGGCTTACTGGGAAGAGCGATGTGAAAAAGATCCTCAGTCACCGGGTTGTTTGATTTACGACGATTGATCGTCAAACAACTCGTAAGAATATCCCATCGCACCTCCTAGAGGTTCGTCTTTGTTGCTGCCAGTGTCTTGCAGCCCATAGAATTGTGCTTGAATAAATTTTGCTTCCTCTTCTTCCCAGTCATCGACTAATTTTTTTGCATCTTCGTCCAGCTGTACCATTAACAGCTGTGTACGCCACTCAGTCCAGTCGTCGAAACAGTGAGTACACGCACGTTTTATCCAGGGGTTCAGTTTGATGTTTGGTTGAAACCTTGACCAAAACTGAATTAGTTCGTACACAAAAGCGTTGAACTTGTTGTACGTCATGGCCCGAATATTATCGCTTTAAATCTAAGTCACTATCTATCCGACTAAACTAGATATATTCACTATGTTTTTTAGAAATGGCTCAGGTCACTTTCAACCGTGAGCTGGGGGCTAATCCAGCTGGCATCACTCGCTTTGCACAGCACCGCACCGAGGATGGCGGTAACGTCACAGTTAACTCAACAGTTGAAGACACTTCTGAAGGATCGGAGAAGAGAGCTGATAAGCACGGAGTCACTTCAAGCACCACTGGAACAGGAACTGTCACTCTTCAAGCCGGTTCTCAAAATGTAGGCCGTGTTTATATCCGTAGCGGTGTTAACGGAGATGTTTTAGGGGAAGTTCACTCACCCAAAATTTCTAACCGTCAGGACGTGTCTTTCACCTTCAGCGTGGGAGGGTCAATCGAAAACTTCCTGTACGTAGAGAAAACCGATCGCTCCCCTTGTGTTTACCGAGTGACGTATACCGCTGCGTGATTGTAATATTTAAACACATGCGGTTTTCACAGTGACCGATCCCAATAACCGGGAATGTGTTTTGGCTAAGAAAATATTAGAAACGTTAGAAGAGGGAGGTAAAACTTCCTCTTCTTACTATGTTTCTATGCAAGAAACGGTAAAAGCTTGTGAAAAGCAGGAATTTGAACCTACCGATACTGAGTGATCCCTTATTGTACTTAGCTTATACAATTGCTATAAGCCCCAAAAATTTCACTTACTTGTTTAATTCTTTTCTAAAAAGTTATTTGCTGGTGTTGTTATTAGCGTTCACTCTTGTCAAAATTAGGCGGAAGAGGAGCGACAATGACTCGCCAAGGAGAGGATAAGCATCCTCTGATGGGCCAGTCTTTACTGGCAAAACACGATACTTGGCTGACCAGAGTGCCCCTCGAACACTCGAAGCTTCTTGCTGAAGAAAAACTTTTTGTGTCCAGGGGCTCAGCCTGGGAGTGGTCCAAAATTATTCTTACTGCTGGTGAGCAGTTACGAGAAGTTCGTCTAGCTTCTAGCCCTGACACACCGTGGTATTTTTATGCACCTCACTGGAAAATAATCAACGACGGAGAGGGAAAAATTTCTTTCAACCCAAAACACCACATACAGCTCAACGCACCATATATCAAGAAGTTACTTGATGAGGATAAAACTTTTTTTACGAGTGCCTGTTTCACAGTTTTAGAAACTGTAAAACCTAGTGAAACATCGTGTGATGACTACGCTGATTTAATTCTTGAAAACGGCGAACCGACTGAAGCTTGGGTTCAGCTTAAAACTTTGGAACAATGCGGTTTACATGCCGAGTTCCGTCAAGACGGAAATTGGGACGATGTGGACGAGTTACTGGTCGCTGGTGTCCCTGTGCCAATGGGCATTTTGCACTACGGTCCATATGAAAATCCTACCGGCACTGGTCACTGGATAGTCGCTGTTGGTGCTACCAAAGACCGCGAATCCTTGATAGTCCATGACCCGCTGGGCGATCTCGATCTTGTTGAAGGCGTGTATATCTCGGAGCACGGTGCTTTTCAAAAGTATTCAAAGCGATACCTAGAGTCCCGTTGGATGGTTGAAAAGGGCTATAGTTCCGGTTGGTACATAAAAGTAAAACAATGACTACATACAACAGAATTTTTGAAGAGTGGGACGCAGAGCAAGAAAATAGAAAGGCTCTTTTTACAGATTTTTTATATCAACGATCGGGTCGCACCAACGGTTTGTTTACCGGTTTATGGGATGAGTGGTGCCGAGAAGCAGGTATCCAAGCTCGTGAAGAACATTTCACTGCTGTGAAATCTGGAGAAGGTAAAATTAAAACAGCATAGAATGTATTAAGTGGCGCAGCGCGATTATGGCAAAGAATATCGTGATTACCACGGTACAGAACGTCAGAAAAAACGTCGTGCTGCGCGTAACAAGGCTCGCAGACATATGGAACGGTCTGGCAGAGTATCTAAAGGAGACGGACGGGAAGTCGACCACAAAGACTACAACCCGGAGAACAACAACTCTTCGAATCTTCGGATAGTCAAAGAAAAAACTAACCGCGAGAAACAACCAAAACGAAGCTAAACTTAAATTATGGAACAATCCAATTTTTTACAGCGACCCGGCGGTTTGGGTCCAATGCCTCCTCTAAAACCGTTAGGCATGGCTATGGCAAGCCCTGCCTCATATATGAATGACGATATCAGCATTACCGCTCGTAGAGCGCAGTATACGGATGATGTGAACCGTATTTTCGCTCAGTACAACGTCGACATGGGGACATACGCTCGTCCCCCCGTGGGCGCGTTGCCTTATGGAGACGGAAATATTACTAAGTCACAAGAAACCACAGGCTTAGTCGGGTACAACCATCAAGGAACTCCTCTTCCCGAGAGACCGATGGATATGAGTCAAGAGAAATATTTAGCGGATTCAGTCAACGCTGTAGATCCGGTCATGAGAGCTAATGTTCAAGCTCTAACCCTTCTGCCCAAGCAAAACTTCTTGAACACTCAAGAGTTAGGACCTTTAAATCTGGCGAATGATTATCGCAGGCGCGATGATCTTTCACTCCAAGAACAAGTCTTAGGAGGCACAAAATCATGATGCGTAGCGAGCAGATGGGACCTACCCGCATGGCAGGTATGGCCTTGGGTATGAAACCTTATGATATGGCTCGTGCTGTAAGTAATCCTTCAGAACTGACTTCACGACTGCGTTATCAACAGACATTCCCTAGAAGTTGAGGTAATGTGATCCGAGATCGTCCTCGGATATGCATTCCGTAAAGCTTGATTGGATAACGCCTGAGGCTGAAAAAGTTATTGCACGCCACGCTCGGGTGTCTACGTCAGATCCCGAACGGGAAGAGTACGCCAGACTTCTTTCGTATTGCATCAAGCATGGACACTGGTCGATTCTTGAGCAAGCAAATGTCAGCTTCGAAATTATCACTTCCAGAGCAATTTCTGCTCAGCTGATCCGTCATAAATCCCTGTGCTTTCAGGAACTGTCGCAGCGTTACACCAATCCTTTTTATACGTTGCCAGATGGGATCCATGATCGACCAGAGGAGTTTCATATTAGAAAACAAGCAGAAAAAAATCGCCAGTCAAGCACTGAAGAAATAGATACTGGCTTGCTTGCCAGTTTCAGAGACCGCATTTACTTAGTGGATGCTCAGCTGCACTCCCTCTACGACGACATGCTCGAAGCAGGCGTGGCGCGTGAGTGTGCTCGTAACATCCTCCCCTTGTACACCCCCACAAGACTCCACGCAAATGGCTCTGTCAGGTCGTGGGTTCATTATGTCGGCTTGAGGGCTAAAGAAGATACTCAGCTTGAGCATCAACTCATCGCTCGTCAAATCGCCATGATTCTTGGGATTGAGCTACCGACAATTGTAAAAGCAGTTGTACAGACAGATGATCACTCGCTAGATGGTTGGCGATTTTTATCTGAGGTGTCTTGATCCTCCTCGACCCAGTATCCAATAGTTGTCTCCTCCTCGATAAAACCCATGAGGTTGGCAAGAGCTTGATCAAGAAGCTCCTGATCCTCTTCTGACAGCTTCTCTACAAGCTCGTCAACTTCTTGATCGATTTTGTCATTGAGTTCTTCAGACATCTTCAAATCCCTCAAGAAAGGCTTGACGAGCTTCTTCGTTAATTCTTTTACGAAGGTAAGCAATTTTATCGTCTACAAGGTGTGAGCTTGATACGTATGTCGCACATGTAAACCCGTCTCGTTTAAGTTCTACTCTAATTAATTCAGGACCTACGTTTTCTACGGAGACTTGCTCTTCACTCACGACTGGTTGTTCCAAGGGTTTTCGGGGACTGTGGTTGCCGCTGTCTGCCTAGGCGCTGTGACCTGAGCCAACTGAGCTGCACGAATCATTTGACGGTGCTGCTCTAGTTCTTGTGAGAGAGCTGCCGTTTGTTGCTGTGCCCAGTTTTGTGCGTTGCTAGAGAGTTCCTCTAAAACATTCGCACTGTGTGGGAAATTAAAAGTTGCTCCTACTCCCTTGTTGTTGTTTATTTTAGTTGCGCCAGTGCTTTCAGCCAGGGCTGTAAGGAAACCGTATGCCTGATCAACACTTACGTTTGCGACAAAAGAAAGCTCCACTGGGTCGACTAGACCTCGATTACGTTCATACATGGCACTGAAGGCACCGCTTACACGATGAGCAACATCAGAGCCTTCTCTGGAGCGACGAGTTTTCTCATCGCTAGCGGAGACACCAGCCATTGCGCCCCCGATAAAAGCCAGAGGTGCGCCAAGAAAAAGAGGAGCCTTAACAGCAGTGACGACTGCTGCAGCTCCTCCGGCCAAGATGATCAGGGCAAATGCTTTAGGTGTCCGCATCGTGTTTGTTGAAACTGTTTTCCCATATAGCAAACTCAGGGTTCTGTGCAAACTCCACAGGGTTGGGGAGTCTGGTGTCACCATGAGATGCGCGATCCGATGTTAGATCAAACGGCTTCAGTCGCAAACCTTTGATTGCAGCTAAACCATTCTTGCTCGTTGTTGTGCAGTGTGGAAGCTTGAGGATGTTACACAGAGTTTCCATTGTGCGTTCAACAAACCTAGGCTTAGCCGCTGGCTTATATCCACATGATTTGCAGAAGTTTGCGTAACTTGCATACAGCTCACTGTATGCATTTTTGACGTACATTCCCTTTTCTGATTCGTCGGTGCTTGGTCGAGCAGCGCCTCTACCGACAACAGTGGCGCTGTTAGGCGCGTAAAGACAGCACTCAGACATCCAGGCCACGTACTGATTGTTGAAGACAAGGGCGTCGATGTTGGTTCGTGCAAGCGAAGGAGCATGCTTTACAGGGTTGGCGAGGACATCCCGCATCTCCTCGAAAGGCATCGACAGTGCCCACGAAACAATGCCGGGTAGCTCTTCTACAAAATCTCCTTCAAGCCGATCGCCATACACCGAAAGCAATTCTCGACGTTGGCTTGGGGGCACGACCTGATCCATGACGATAGTCAAGCGCCGTCGCTCGAGTCCGCTTGTCGAGTCGTTAGAGCTGATGTGTTCATTACTTGCGATACACACAAGACACTCAGGCTTGAAACTGATGATTTCTTTTCCGTACTTTCTCTCTGCACGCAATGTGTCAGAGGCGGACGTAAGTTTTTTGAGAACGTCCATCCGTTTGTTGTAGTTTGATTCGTCAGTCAGAAGTAGCAGTCGTTTACCGATCAGGTTGTAACTCTCGAATTTGTTGGTCTCAATCAGCTCCAGGCTCGAGGTGTGGGTGCTGTTGAATCCCGCAAGAGCAATCATCAGCTGCTGCATGGTGGACTTACCTGTTCCACCAGGACCAACAAGGTGAAGGAATCGTTCTCCCGAGGTGTAACCAGTGAGCAGAGCTCGTGAGAAGGCTTGAATCAGACGTCCTTGACCTTTACGCAATGAAGAATCCAGCCAAGTTAAAAACTTTGGACACTTTCCGTTTTTATCCCACTGGTAAAGCAGCCTGCTACGGAAGAAGAGATCTTTGTTTTTACCTGGCTCAAACTCGAAAGTCTCGCTGTCAAGGGCTCCGTTTGAGAACGGAATGTAACCTCTACCTTTTGTAAAAATGCTTGTGCGACCTCCGTTTAAGGATCGGAGCATTTTTGCCTGAAGCATCGCATAGACGCTGTTGACAGTTGATGACTGATACTTGGGCAAAACACCTGCAGATACAAAAGTATCTAAAGCGTTGACAATCCTTTTCTTTACGTGCATTTCGTCTTGCACGTACCAAACACCAGTATCGTTGTCGTAGGTATAAAAGTTGTCGTGAGTGCTGTCGTATAAATAATTATCGCCTTGATTTGTGGCAATAATTTCAGCGACATCATTTTCCGCAAAAGCCCTGTTCTGCTGCTGAGCGTTCTGGAGGTTTACTAATTGTGCTGGTGTTTGTGGTGTCGACACTGGGTCTTGCCTCTCTGGTGTTTTTGTTGGTGTTGTTGTTTTCGTTGTGGCTGGCGATTCGTCTAGAGAGAAATCATCGAAGGTAAGAATCGAGTTAACAGACTTAACTCTCGTCTGTTTAATCGCTTCTTTGATTTCATCAGTCGCTACTTGATTAAAAATTTCTAAGTCAACAGACTTCAGTCTTTTCCAAGCAGCGATATCGTCGTGCTCCGATGCCATAACGATAGCCGGTCTGATGGACTCGACGTCTCGAATGCTTTCGACTATTCGTGTAAACTTGCCATCGATCTCCGCAGGGTACTCATATACAGCATAGAACGCATGGTGTGCTACTGTCAAGGGTGAGACCCTCGACGAGATGCCTTGGTCTCTGAGCCAGTTGGTCCATCCGAGAATCTCTTTTACTGCCCTTGTCACAGCCAGGGATCTATCGTCAACTGGCTTACCCTCGATGATGTCTCTTACCGAGCGGCATACAAGTCTTTCCAGATTGACCCCATCTTCCTCAATCGAAACATCTTCTAGTGCCTCAATAACATCAAATTTTGATCCCAACTCCTCTTTGGGTAACGAATGAAAAACTTTTAAAGCCTCGTCAATTTTTGCGGAAGGTATAAATTTATCGCTTGTATATAGGATGCCGTCGTTAGTTTTTGACCCATAAAAAAGGTTCGGAACTTGAGTCGCTCGTATATCCGAGCCAGGAATATCTTTTGATATAGCTCTAGTAAACCATTGATAAAAGTCTCCATCGATGATTGGTTTTTCTAAACCAAAAACGAGCCTAAAACGAGGCCAACCGGTTTTTGTTGAAGGTGAATCGTAAGCAAGAGACAAATACTTTTTACAAATATCTAATTCTTGAGCTTGTTCCCACGTAAGTTCTTGCTTTTGGATTTTATTTCCGTCCTGATCTTTGCCATCTGCTTGATTGTCAATGTCAATAATTATCAGACCAGCGTGGATTAAACCAGTCTCACCTTTAACCCTCTTTCCGTTTACTAAATGCCAAGCACATAATCCTTTTGACTGCGCTACTTCTTCGGCTATTTGGTCTGATGATAAATTTTTTGCTTCCCACCCGCTGTTGAAAGAGCTATAGTCACCACCTGCTTCAATTTTGCCCGATACAGCATCAAGCGCCTGTAGTACGTTTGTGTTTATCGAGCAAATAAAGTTCATAGGACGTTTTGATGTCTCGCTATTCTGCCTCAACTTTGCTAATCCGACAGGGCTTGAAGCAAAGTTTTAAGACTGCTTGGCGTTTGGTCGCACTTCAGTGAAAAACTTATCCACCAAGGCCAGCCAAGCCATTTCGTCCTTCTCCACTTCAGTTTCACCAAAGGTAAAGACCTGTGTTTGATAGTCTTCGAGTGCTGTCGACACGATTATTTGAGTCTTATTGATTTTAATTCCTAAGCATTTTTCGGCTGCTAATTTATACGCTGCTAGTTGCAAGCGTGTCTTTTTTACTTTGAAGACACCAGAAATCAAAGCTTTACGAGTCTTCTCGTCTAGGTTCTGTTTTTTGTTTGGAAAGCGAGCACTGTAAGGACCTGCACTGGTCTTGAAGTCAGCAAGGACTATCTCAGCGTTCTGGTCCATGTAGATCAGGTCGCAACAACCGGCGTAGCCATGCCCAGTATTTTCGTCGTAATAAAAAATTCTTCCCACTCCGTCTTCCCCAACATATTTAGACCAGGCAGGCTGGTTAAACGGACGCTCTGACCAAAGCACTCGACCGCCCTCAAGTAACTCATCGCATCTTTCTGGCACGCCCGTCCAATAATCCGCGTATTGTTTAGGCGGTACGACTTTGAGCCCTCGCAAATGGTTTTCTGTTGCTTCGTGGATCCAAGTTCCTCTCGCTGCTGCTGCATCAGCAACCCCTGGATTCATAATGTTCCAGTGGGCCAGCTTCTGTTGTGTTTTAGCAGACGCAGTGCTACTTAAGATTGACGTAACCGACGGAAGGTAATTGGGTACTCCAGGGCATTTGTAATGCCTTAGACCGTTTATCGTTTTACGAGTATCCACTAGCTATTTTTATTTATTTTAAAACGTTCCCAAGTCGCTGTCAGAGGGGTCTGAAGGTTTTGGATCGTCTAGAAAAAACTCACTTTTCTGGTAATCGTATTCTTTGTTTCTTTGATCTAGTTCGCCTAGCAAACACCTTCCTGCCGAAAAAGAGTCAGCCACCAAATCTGCAATATCTTGAGGTCCTCGAGGGTTACCCGCGTGGTCGACACACTCCTGTAGAAGCTGGTTGCTCACCAGGATTGCTGCAATGGTATCAAGTTTTTTATTTGTCTCCTGTTGTGCTTCTACCCACTGGGTAAGAAGTAAAGTTAATCGACCTTTCATTATTTATAAAAAAGACTTTGGTCGCTGCCAGCTTACATCGAAATCAATTTTTGTCTCTCCCTGTGATGATTTAGTTTTGTCATATACAAACCACGCTGAAGTCACAGAGTCATTTGTTTTTCTATTATCCGCACGAAATACCGGACGAGGATTCAAAACAATCAGGTTAGATAAAGGTTTTGAGTGAAGAAAAGTTGCACGGCTGCGCGTCGGTTCCAGAAATGTGAGACGGTCCAGAAAGATCAAACCCTTCTGAGCCAGCTCATAACCGGGCTCAAGAACCCACTCGACATCTTTTCGCATACCGTGGGTAATCGCAACGGTCCAATCGAACTCAGGGAGACTTTTCCACCAAGAAGGATCAAGGTAATCGGTATCATTGGTAGGGATGAAACACTCAGTGATACCACAAGAGTGTAACTGACTTTGGAGTTCTCCGAAGAGATCTGTCGGAAGTACTACCCTCCCTTCGCAGATCTTTTTTTCTGCAATAGGATTAAAAATATTGGTGGGGACTTTGTAGAAACTCATGAGTGACTCTGATGACCTTAAAAAACGATTGAGAGACTACATGACCATGGAGCAAGAGTTCTACCACACTCACTTCATGAACCGTGCAAGCAAAATCGATAAGGTAGATGATTTAGTTGAAATACTAGATCTTCTTCATGCGAACTACCTTGTGCAGAAAAGGTTGTTCTCTAATCTGGCGCGTGAAGCTGCAAGGTCAGGCATTGAGCTCCCGAGCATTGCTCAGTTACTGCAATAAAAAAGGGCCGCCGGAGCGACCCTTGGTGTGTGAGGTAACCTATTTATACCGCTAGACCAGCGGCTTTCAAGGCTTCCTTCTGCTCTTTAGTTAATTCTTTACTTTCTGCCTTTGCCTCTGGAGGAGCTGACTTAGGTTCACCTGCTCCTGCAGGAAGAGCCGCTAAACCATCCGCTTTGGCTGCCTCGAGCTGTGGGTGAGCTTCGTTAAAAGCCGCTTTGATTTGCTCGTGGTCTGCTCCAAGAGGAAGCTCAACCAGATTCGCACCGGAGATATGAGCTCGAAGTGCAGAAGATACCAACTCTCCTCCATCAGAAGTAAGCCACTTGTCGATATCTTCGATAAGAGCTTTCTCTGCATCGTCTTTCACGGGCCGATCAGAAAACTCTAATACGTTGTAGTTAATTTTCTGACCGTCGGCTCCAGTGACGGGATCACGTTCAGTGAAACTTCTCTGAGAGAATTTTGTCTGAGTGATTACCTCCGCAACGTTGATGCGGTTGTTGTAGAGCGTCTGGAAGTAAGAGATGAAATTCTTCTGACTACTCTTGCCAGAAACAATGGCGGTAGTAACGCAACGTGCAGGCAGTAAGCGGTGCGTAGGATCCACACCAATGAATGCGATCCTGATGAACTCCTGATGGTCTCGCATACCGAGGTTGCCATAGAAGGGTGTAAACCCGAGGAGTACAAACGAAATAGGGATGCCGTTGTCGTTCGAGTCTGTAATCGCGGAATCCGGATCGTTGTCCGACTTCCAGCGACGTTGTTGAAGATCAATCCTGAGAGTGTTTGGCGGGACTTGACAGAGAATTTCATCAGCCGCAAATTTTCCAGCGATGTAAACCATGATCAGAGAGAGAAGTTGACAGTTCCAATAGCCGCTGCATTGACTTGCCCTTTATCGGGATCAGATGCTTTTTTGGGCGCGGACTTCGTGCCCTTAGGAAGATAAAGGATCTGATCTACTTGGTAGTTCAGATACTGTTTATCGTCCTTTTCACTTGTGCTGACGCGACCGACAGCAATAGTGGGTGTGCCGTTGGGCAGCTCAGACAACTGTTGAGAGTGCTCGTTCCAAGCGGTGAGCTTGAACCAGTTGGTCTCTTTGTCGTCAGGTGCTTGCCAAGCAATCGAGCGGTTTGTGACAGTTGAGTCACCAACTTCATTTTGCTCAGACTTCGGTCCAAGACCCCCGCAAGCCATAAAAGTATTGATTGCAAGAATGTCTGAAAAGTTCTCGGTTGAGACAACCAGCATTGGTTGCATTTGGAGAACTCCATCAGGCGTGGCCTTAGTCGGACCAATCGCTAGAACTTCTTGCTTTTCTTTAAGGTTTTTTAGAAGTTTGCCTACGTAATGATCAGCTCTCTGAACAAGCTGAATTTTCGTAGAGACACGTTTGTTTGAAGAAGGAAGTGACTCAGCAATGACGTTGACTTTGTCGTCTTCGATGATTGCCTCATCTTTGATCCTGATCCCCATCAGAAAGACATTCATTTTTTAGGATCCGATAAATCGTTGAGCGGTGTACGTTGAGTGCCTTAGCGATCTGCGGAACGCTCACGCCTTGGCTACGGAATGCTAAGAGCATCTGCTTGTCTCCGCCACCAAGCTTCGAGTTTTTTGATGTCAAATATTGGTTGTGGTATGGGTTTACACACATGGAGTTACCACAAGTTGTCTTGACGACATCGTCTCGACTTATGTCCAAATAACCTAGTACAAGTGGTCTAACGTAGTACCGTTTCCCAAGGGCATATACGGAAGGGCAGCCATTCGTGACCGAACCGTCCCAGATGTCACAATCCTTGTGATTGAACTTGTTGTAAGCCAGTCTTTCGTACAGTCTTGATAACTTTGTATTTTTTGTTTCGCCGTAGCTCAAGCTGAATCTTTCAGCCTCGAGGCTTCGGGCAATATCTAACGCTTGACCCTGAGCGTGGGCAGCATCAAGCGCAGATATAGCTAGCTCTAACTTTTTATCGCACCTAGAAACAAAGAGCTTGTAATGCTCAGGCGTTGACCCGTGCAGCGATTTGGTCATAAAGACCGCCGCCTCCGGGGACGTTTCCTGCACGCAGTGTACCCAGGTTTTGGTTCAGGAAGTCCAGAACTTCTCGATCCGTTTTACCTGCGGCTTTTGCAGCTTCGTAATCCAGACCACCGAAGAAGTTTTCAGAGCCTTCGATTTCGGGATTCTTTGCAGCAGTGCTGATTTGATATTCAGTTGGCTTAGGACCAGGATCAGCAGGTGTAGAACCTACCGGTGCCATACGAGGTTCCTCAGCAGGTTTCATCAATTGACCGATTTCACTAGATCCACCAGGGGTGTTAGGTCCTCGAAGCAGATCGAGATTTTGATTCAGGAAATCTTTGATGTCCGCGTCACTAAAACCAGATTGTTTAGCAGCCTTGTAATCTTCGCCGCCAAAGTATTTTGCGTCTTGACCGAACCTGGTTGAGATTTGAGGAGCCTCGTACTGGAATGCGTCTTTGAATGCCTGCGTGGCAGGAAACTCACCAGTCTGTGCTGATGGGTCGAAAGCCATCATTTTGTCTGCGTATTCCCTTGACGTGGCAGCCGAAGTGTCGACCCGATTTTCGGAAATCTGATCGTAGAGACTTTCACCTCCCCGTCCCTTTCGGTTTTGTAAAGCAAGCATCATCGGATTGTCATCCAAGAAGCTTTGAATTTCTTCTCTTGAATAACCTGCCTCTTTGGCCTTGATGTAGTCTTGAGCGCCGAAAAGGGCGGTCTGACCGTACTGTCGAGACAAGTCGAAAAGATTTTGGCGAGTGTCTGAAGGAGGTTCCGGAGTTTGAGGATCAGGAGTTGTAGGCGCAGGAGTTGTAGGCGCAGGAGTTTGAGCTGCAGGTGCTTCCCCTTGAATATTCTGGTTGTTGATGGTGTTATTAAAGATTGCGCTTGGAGCAGCCGCTTCTTCGTCACGAGCAAGCAACTGAAGTCGCGTTGTAACAGGATTTTGCTGCTGTGGACGATAAGTTAAACCGCTACCACGGCCTTTTGTCGTCGTTTGGAAAGTTAAAGCAGGCTCAAAATCTCCCCGTTTACTTTCGTCATCACTGAATAAATCAAGCAGATTTAAGCCAAAAAGGCCGCCCGCTTTACGCAGACCTTGCTTCATGGGCTTGTTATAACGAAGCGCAGTCATCCTTAACAAACAGTTTTCTACTTACTAATATAGTCGACTTAATCGAGGCGAAGCCAAAAACGTGTTGTATCGAATCCTGGACCTACCGCTCCTTTGAGCACCCTTGCAATACGTGACGCCTCTTCGTAATCTTTAAAACGTTTAGCTTTCTGTTTGTTACCTGTGTAAGAGCAAAGTAATTTTTTTTCTTTGTTCAGACAATCCAAGACGTACTCGTCCCCACGAGAGATAACCCACACCTCTTGAAAACTGAGGAGAGGCATAGCTTCTCTCTCGTCATTGCTATAAAGCTTTCCTGTTAACTTTACTGTTGATTCAGTATTTGTCTTTTTTGTAGTTACATACTTAACCTTTTTACCCTCTTTAGCTACTCCTGGAGCACAAAAGTTCTTTTTGAGTTTTCGCGCAGCATTAGCTGCAACCAAAGGTTTGTCGAACACTTCCGGTGTTAGGAGGGTGAAGTCAGCTGTCCTGACACACCCAAAATATCCACTGTCTGACTTTGCAGTGAACACGTCTTTGCCCTTGGCCTCTGGAATCCAGACGGTCAGATCTACTTCTCGGCCCACGAAACTCCTACGTTTGCGTCGCACTTTACAGGAACTTCAGACAAAACGGTTTCAGCTGCCTCTTTCATCTGCGTTTCAAGAACAGACTTATAGTGCTCCTCTTCTCCCTCAATGACTTCGAACACGAGTTCGTCGTGAACCGTGGCGATAGGACGGAATTTATCGCTTACAAATTTTCCTAGGCGGGCGATTGCAAGCTTCAGTATGTCTGCCCCTGCTCCTTGAATCAGAGTATTCGCACAAGTGGTCATTGCTGCATCGTCGTAGCTCAGCAACCTTCTCCGTCCAATAGGAGTCCGAACGTAAGTCCACCCGTCCTGTACCATAGCGTTTCTTTCTCGATGCCATTCACGCAATCTCGGATAAGCGCGATGGAAACCAGCGTGGGCTACCTTCGCCTCTGACATAGTGATGATGTTACCCGAGCTGGCGGCATAAGTTTTGTACTTTTTGAAACCCATCCCATAAAGCAATGCAAAATTCAAAGTCTTCCCCATTTGTCTTTGCGATTTTTCAACCGACTCGATCGGCACGTTGTAAATGAGACTCGCGGTAAGCGAGTGGAGATCTGCTCCCTCTTGAAATGCTTGGATCATTTGTGGTATTCCAATCAGCTCTGCAGCAAGACGAAGCTCAATCTGTGAGTAGTCCGCGATAACGAATCTATAACCAGCAGAAGGCACGAAGCATTCCCTGAACTCTTTGTCACGAGGCACTTGCTGGATGTTGATACCCCACTGTTCTTTCTTTTTCTTGCCTGTAACTCGCTTAGCTCCTGAGCTTGTAAAGCGTCCGCTGTTCGCACCGTAAGAGTTATACCCACTATGCATGTGACCGGACACAGGGTTGATGTTGTCGATTATTTTTTCTACATGAGCTAACGCCGTTTCGAGCTTTGTTCTTTTTCTCAAAAGATTCAGCGTGGGGTCATCACTGTCAAATTCACTCAGAGCGACCTGAGACAGCGTTTGCTTTCCTGTTCGTGCATCAACTGGTAAATCAGTTCCGATCGCATTAAAGCACTTGATGCATTGTTGATTGGATCCAGGATTGAACTCCTTCTTTGGGTTTTTTCCGATGGCGATTGATCCATCAGGGAGTTTCGGGAGTTTCTTGTCATCGGATAGACGACTATCTAAGGACTCACAAAATACTCTAGTAGCTACGTCAAGCTCTTTCTTTTTCTGTGCTTGTAGAAGTTTCACTTTACTAACATCCACATTAAAACCATAGTGACACATCAGTGCCACAGGGCGAATGACCTGACTCTCCAAACCGTAGACCTCGAGCAGGTTCTCGGCTGCAAGCTCTTGTAATTGAAGAGATGCAATCTTAGGCAGTATGTCAACGTCTTTTGCTGCGTATTCGATTTGTTCCATTGTCAGCTCAAGCTGACTCCAATCCGATACCTGCTGCTCTTTAGAAATTTCAATCTCGAGTCTTCTCTCGACGACTGCTTTGAGTGAGCAGCTAACGTCACCAAAGAAAACTTTCTCTGTTTTTGGACTGACTTTCTTCTCCTTGAAGCCAGCTCTTAGACAACGCTCAGCTATGAAGGTATCGAATATCTTTTTCTTGTAGTCGATTCCAAGTTTGAGAAAAAATTGAAGGTCAAAGTTTGCGTTGTGGAAGAGAAGCATTGATCGAGACTCGATCAGAGCCTTGAGCCCATCGATGTTCTCGCATTTGAACAAGTCAATGACGTAGACAACTCGGTCTTCTTCGTCTTCTTTTGTCGAACAAAGTTGAAGGAGACGCGGCTCGTGAACTCTTGCATCAAGCCCCGTGGTCTCAAAATCACAGCAAAGCTTTTCGATCGTCCAGAGTTCTGCAAGAGCACTCTCGAACTCAAATCTGGTGGCTACGTAACGGATTTGCATGGCATTAAAAAAGGGCTGCTTCAGTTGCAGCCCTTTGACTTTAGCGGTTGTTTCTCAGCTCACACGATTGTTCCAGTAGTTAGTAATGAACTCATCTGCATCGGCCCAGGTGTCGGCAAGGACTTTCCCAGACTCAGTAAGTTTCATCTGATAAACCTTACGACGCAAATGCTTCTGGACTCCGGAGAGCTGTTTGTCCTGTGAACCGTAGGAGATCTGCTCATCGAGTTCAATGAAACCACCTTGCACGAGGAAGCTACAACCATCTCTCAGTGTCTGGTACACGTTGGACGTGTGGTAGGTCTTCACACCCCGCTTTGGCTTGGCAACAATCGGGTGATACTTTCCCTTGAACCTTGCAAAACCGTTGAAAAGATCAGACTTTGAGTCAACTTTTCGGCGAGCTAAAGTGTTCACCATCGTGACGGCAACATCCCTCATGGTTGCCTCCCTAACTGTCACCAGATGGCTTAGAAGCATCGCAGCACCTGCGGTTCTGCCATTCCTTGCGGTCAGGAGGGTATCGAGTGCAGACTCAAGTGAAATTTTGTCCACTTGCAAAGTCGCCATGCTTGCTCGTGGGGATTTTTCGCGAGACTTGCTTTTGATTTTGATTTCTGGGTGCGAAATAGCCAGCTTTGCAGCGAGTGCGGCAAGGTCAGGATTCTTCTTTTCAATGCTTAGTTTGAAAAGATTTTTGAAATCAAGCAGATCAGTGTCTAGATGATCAATTAAGTCGACTGAGAGAGTTGAAGTCTGGTTGTCGAGTGTTAGAAGTGTTTTGGCTTCGGATTCTTTGAGGTCGATGCCTGCAATTTGAAACTTGACGTTCATAAGGATGTCAATCAACAACGCCAGCGTAATGTCAATATATTTTTAGTCAACTCTTCTTCGATTTTGTAATATCCTTTTCAACATCACGCACTATGTGCCACAGTTCGTATGCAGTGCAATTAATTACGCTGTGCAGTTCTTTGAGAGTGTCAAAAGAGTAATTTTTACTTATGTATGGGCCGACCAAGACAGTTTTTTCTGATCGAGTTCGACCGTCATGACCTATCATCAACACATTGAAGACTTCCGGACCAGAAAGGTAAGTAATCAATTTATTGTCGTAGGACGCTACTCTTTTTGATTCTTGGTACTGAGTAAGGCACGAGGCTATCCAATGAAGCAACTCGTCATTGCCTAAGTCTCGGACGTACTTGGCCGCAAGAGTATCAAGTGATTTTATGGTGTCTTTTAAAAAGTACACACCGTTAGTGCAAACCTGCGTGTCTTAAATTTAGACCTGACTCATCGAATTGCTTTTTGAAATAAGTCAGCGGACTCTGCATCTTCACAGATATCAACTGTTTGAACGGAGTCACAAAACATTTCGAGAGATGCACTTTTTCTACCGATGCAGAAAGCATGCACATCGATGTCATTGTTGTCTTTGAATAGATTAAACTTACGTACAGTATTATCAGTTACCTGACATTGACCGTCTGTAATGATGAGCACATCAGCTCTTGAATCAATATCTGCTGTGCTGAAAGCGTGTCTCATGACTTGATCAAATGACGTGCCACCTCTTGTGTACCAAGCAAGGATGAAGTTCAGAAGATCCTTTGCGTCACCTTGGCGTGGTTCGATGGTGATGCTTTGATCAATCCCGGTGTCGAAAAGGTGTACCTGCACCTGCCTCTTTGTCTTGTAGCACTCCTCTGCAATGACATAGGCCATTGCTTTCGACCAAAGTTCGTTCTCTCCACACATAGATCCTGAGATATCGACATACAAAACAACTGGTCCCTGAACAAGTTCTTTTGATCTTGCTTCAAAGTCTTTCGTCAAAATAGTTTTTTGAGAATGCTTCAAGGCAAAAAGTGCTCTCCCTTTTTTAGACGCAGCAAGTGCCAGTTCTGCAGGGAAAGCTTTAGTTACATCGTCCGACATGTTTGCGCCGACGATATCGCTATAGGTAGAAGTATGCTTTTTTGCCCTTTTCCGCTGGTTCCACGCCTGTTTCATGGCACCGAGACGACGAGCAAAATCCATCAATTTTTTGTTCTTCTTCAAACGTGAAGCAAGTTCTTGCTTCTCGTTTACATTTTCAAGCTTCACACCAAAACCTTCGTTGTCGCCCGCCAGGCAGTTAAGAGCTGAAGATGTAGAGTCACTATCTTTTTGTGCTTGTTCAATGCTCTTGTCGATCTCTGATTTGTTCGTTGAATGAACGTTGTTCAAAATGTCTTCGATACTCTCCCCGAGTTCCTTCCCCTTTTGCCTTAACTCTGCCGCCCGCGTGGTGTCACCAGCTTTCATTGCCTCGACAAACGATTCTCTCAAACCCTGCAGCTCTTCTGCCATTGATGTCAGGGCTGCATGAACTTGAGCATTCTCCTCGAGCATTTCGTTGAGTACGTCAGACAGTTCGTTTAACACGCAGACCGCTGCATTTCCTGACTCAAAATGTTTGCCCAAACAGTTTTCTTGAAAAGCAGGATATGCAGGACTGTTTGCTACATCGATGAGAATCTTTGACCAAAGAGTGTATTCAGGTTTGAATCCTTTAGGTGCATCAGGATTCAAACCATCTTGTTTTGCACGAAAATAATCTTCAATATCATCGAGCGAAACCACAGGCGTGGCCTCACCTCCGCAGTAGAAAAATTCAAACAGCTCCTTACCAAATCGGCTGAGTTGCCTGATCTCAAACTGATCAGCGAAGTATTTGACCTGAGGTTTTGCATCTCTTACAAAGTCAGGCCAAAGAAAGTCGGTCAGTGCGGAGACTTTGAGAACCAGCGGGTCTGATCCAGCGAGACGAAGAAAATCAATGGTGTGATTCATTTTTGGTATCTAGAAATGGATTCGGCAATTGCATCAAGGTTGTGATTGATTTGCTGGCAAACTTTCGTAGCTTTCATCCGTGCTGAGGCAGTAAATCGCACGCTGTCACTGTCCAAAGTCTGTTCTGTTTTCTCCGCAACTTTCTTCATGTCTGCGTGAAGCTTCTTGAGTTTGTTGACGTGAAAGTTGATTTCTGAAAGCTGATTAATCTGCTTGGTTCTGAGAGCATTGAACTCGTTCATGATGTGCGTTGAAGCACGCTGTGCTGACTTGACGAACTTGTCAGCGGTCGGCACACACTGATCCACAACCTCTTTGATTACAGAAACATCTTCTGGTGTTTGATAAACGATGTGATGCAGAGTGTCGTGAAGAAAATCAGCGTGGAGATTGTCTTCACCTTGTACAACTGCCCAGCCTCTCAAGAACTTGAGAATCTGAACACGACGTCTATCCGAAACTTGAATGCCTCGGCTTTCGAGCATCTCCATACACTCGGTGAACGCATTGATGAATTCCTCATGGACCTTCACGGCGTTAGCAGCTTCGCGAAGTTGCACCAAGCTTTTGTACGGCACGCCAGTGTGTGCCTCGATAGTTGGCCGCGACTCACCCAACGCCCACTCGTAAAGAAGGCGTTTGCTAGTGGGCTTCTTCAGACCCTCTACAGTTGGTCGGAACAAGAAGCGATCACAAAATGCTTGCAGGGATTCCTCGGTTGGAAATGAGTTAGTCGCTGCGACAACAGAAACTATGTCTGTTTCAATAAGCTCTTTGCCGTTGTTGAAAGTTCTTTCATTGAGGAGCTGCAGAAGCGAGTTCAAGACTGCAGAGCTGCCTCTGAACAATTCATCAAGAAAAGCAATGTTGCAGTCGGGAAGATAACCAGTGACGTCTCTGGTGTACTCATCCTCAAGAAGCTTAGACACAGCTACTGGACCGTAGAGTTCAGAAGGATCCGTGGTCGGAGAGAGCAGGTAACTAAAAAACTTGCTGTTGAAAAAACCTTTTGAGATAGCACGAACAAGCTCAGACTTTCCTGTGCCGGGAGCACCGAACAAGAAACAATTTTGTCCAGTAATTACGGAAGCCAGAACTCCGTCGATTACTTCTGTTCGCTCAAGAAAAGATTTGTTTAGCTGTGTGCGAAAGCTTTGAAATTGCTGAAAAAGATTGTCGTCCATGATCAAAAGAATTTACGTTTCTTGGAGTGAAGGTGTAGTGATTGACCGTGAAGAAGATTCTTAAAAGTCGCAGTCTTCTGTCGACTTGACTTCGGCATCCTCAAGCTCCGAAGCAATTGCTTCCAAGTGGGAGTTAGCAACCAAGCGTTCCTGGCACTTATTGAAAATCTGTGAAAGGTGTTTTGCACGGTGCTTATAAACGCTTGTCTGCGTTTCAAGCTCCGTCTGATACGTTTTGAGCTCATAGATGGTCTCGCACTTGGTAAGGCAGGTGATTAGATCTTGATACGTGTTCGAAAGAGTAAGAGACATTTGCAAAGACTCCAAGCCTTTTGATGAGTCTTTACCTTTGACAATCGCTTGAGCTTCTTCTTGAATCTCTTCGCGAACTTCTGCATAACGTTTGAATGCAGCCATGCGGGCCACACCCTTAGGTGCGTCTCGCATTGTCTCTCCAATTTCAATCAGCTCTCCGATTAGAGCCGACATTCTTCGAAGCACTGGGTTGTGCTTAGCAGAAAGTTCCAAGTCGGATTGGATGATACGCCAGGCACCACGCTTGTTTTGGTTTGTTGAGAGAACAATCTGCCCAACCTTGTGGGCGGGCCGAGCATCCAGGTCATCGAGAAGTTCAGCGATCTTGCCCATGCTTGCGTCCAGCGCACCAGCTCGAGCAGCTTTCAACACCTCTTCAGTGTTTATTGCTGCTTCGTTCTGTATGCGATCCTCAAGGCAGTCAGCATTTTCTGAGCGTTCAAGCTTCGCAGGGTAAGGACCGACGACACTGACGCTGATCGGAGAAGCAAACTCTTTTGCTGTGGGAAAGATCTTCATGTAAGCCTCGCGCACCATCGCCAACTGTTGTCGGTCTTGAAATAAAGGCGAGAAAAAGTTATCGATAGTGCTTTCCCACTTAGTTAACTCAGTAGACCAAAGATCTTTGAGTTGTTCATTGGATTCTTTGGCCTTGGCTTTGATCTCATTGATGCGAGCCATAGCCTCGTCAAAATCATCAGGGTGAAGAAAGTGAATATCACCCTGATTGATGGTGCATCTGTCGTACAGATACCGCTGCATCAGACGAAGTTCATCAAGATACTTTTTCAAGGCACCTGATATCCTTGGTCGGATTGAGATAGCGTCTGCTTTCCTGAGCGTTTCGATAACGTCAGGCGGAAGCTTGTAATCCTCGAAAGCGATTTGTACGCTTTGACGTACAGATGCAGATACGGAGCAGTGAAGAATAAAAACGTCGTTCATTGTGCAATCCTTTTGAAAGCCGTGGTGATCTTCTCAGTGACAAAGTCGTGAGCTTTGATCTTTAATGATTCGATGTAAGCCTTGCGCTTGTTCTTAGCCAAACGAAGCTCCCGCTCGAGTTTCTCAATGCGGATGTCGATACGCTCGAGTTCATCGGTAGGGACTGGGACACGATTGATCCGAACCATTACCATCGCTCCCATTTCAGGGAATTTGAAGAGCGAATCTGGTCCTTGATACTTCTCAAGATCGGTGCCGTTGCCGTCAGCAATAGTCAGTGCAGAAGTCAGCGTCTTTCGAGCTTGTTCCCACGGAATGCCGAACTCGTCTTGGAGCTTAGCCAGATGATCGTCGCACTCAAGCCAGAGCGTGGCAGCTGTGCGTGCCTTGTTAACGAGATGATCGGTTTTCATGTTGATTAAATGTGATGGAGTGATGTAGGGATCACACAGAGAACTGTACATCCTAGTTCAACTCGTGTCAACCCTGTAGCCTGAGATACATTTCAGTGACATGGCAGGTTAGTACAAACAGAAAAATGTAATTAAATACTTCTTATACAAAAGCTAATTCCATACAGATTGTCGTCGACGCTGTAAATGTAACTAAGGTTAGGGTCTGACCTAGAGAGCCTCAGCCCTCTCGATGACCTTAGAACTTAGGCAGAAAGCTTTCAGTCGGAAGGTCTCCGCCTTTGGAGTCGCCTGGCAACGGAAGTGCTCCGCCAACTCCTGGGATCATGTCGGTCACCATTTCAGTGACCTGCAGTTTCGCTTGCGAGATGATTGAAGGCAGCCTTGTATAAAGAAGTGCCGTGCCTGTCAGCATTCCTGCAGACATCAGGAAGCCTAGGACTGCGAGGGTGTCAATGACTTTTCTCAAGATACTTTTTCTCCTTGCTGTAAGGTTCGTGAGAATAAAACTCAACTAAATCATAGACATAAGGGACCAACCAAGTAGGAGGCCAGCAGTGCTTCCAGTTGTCTGGTTGCATGCAGCCGACCACCACTACTCGGTAAAAGGACCAACCGTAGTTGGCCCATGTCCTCAGTTTTCAGAAAGGGCTCCACTTAGCACCGGCCTTGATGCCGACGCTCAGCTCGTCGCCAGTGATGAAGGAAGCTTCACCGTAAAGAGGACCAGAACCGACATTGACCTTTCCTGAGATCTCCAGTTCAGATTCACCTTGGTCCGGAATCAGCAGAGCAGGTCCTGCCTGAACGCTAATGCCGTTATCAAACTCATAACCTACGTGACCTTCGACGATTGCAGCACCGAAGCCGCTGTCAGTGCCGAAGCCGGTATTCAGCTCGGGATTCACGAAAATCTCGCCTGCCATACCTGCACCGCCAAAGGTGAGGAGAGCAGCAACCGCGCCAAGAGTAGACTTGAGCATGGGAAAATAAACAAAACCGAATCAAGATTAGTGAGCATAATTACTACGCTCAACTGGCACAGTGACACTTTTCAATCGGACCTCTTTAAGTTCTTCAATTCGTTAATAGCTTCCTGAGTAATTCGAATCTCGTTCACATCCTCGACCGGGTCCAATCGCTGTAACTCAAGTTGAAAGCTTTCGATTGTATGCGTTTGGTGCTTTGCTGGAAGACGAGAATATGTTTGTAAAAACGAATTACTTAACGGATGCTTCATGCAGCGTGGGCTCCGGTACTCGCAAATAAGAATGCCACAGCCTTTCACCCTTGTCAGTCAGATGAAGAAAGCAAGTTCGCTCATCCTTGTACGCATGGGATTTTGAGATGAGACCAACCTTGACAAGGTTCTTAAGCAGACGTGACATCGTTGTTTCAGGGATGTCTTGAAGGGCTGGGAACGAGCTGAGGTTGCAGCGCAGGACTGGATCTGGGTAACACTCAGCAAGCACTGTGAACACTGTCAATCCGAGAATGCTGGAGGCGTTCATTTCTTCCTGCATCCGGCGCAGGTATCGAGAGAGATTCATTTCGAGAAAGCAGCGAGGGGAGCACAATAATAAGCGTCACCAACGACCGTGGTCAGGTGAATCAACGTTCTGTGATGAGTCTGTTTGCACTCTTGTTTTGCCTGTTTGTTTAGTTGTACTTGCATGCCTCTAGCGAGCAACATGCCAATGCCTACGCTTGCTGAGACAATTAAGAAAGTGGGAATAAATTTGTTCATTGTGTAACGTGCGGAACTTACAGAATTTGGGTGAATGAGTTACAGTAACAACAGATACAAATTTGCAAATGTCACCTGTAGTTGTCGATTTCCTGGGCAAGAAGCGTGCTCAGTTCAAGCGTGACCAGAAGATTCAACTGATCGAAAAGAAGCGTGATGCTGTTGAAGGACGCAACATCCTCGTTTATCGGGGTGTTCCCTACGTTCGCTACAACGCACGATGAATCCCCTGCTCGGGCTAACACTCAGGCTGGAGTACGATCTGCCTCGGTTTGATCCAGAAGTGCATGAACAAAAAAGAAAGTTTGCACTTCTGACTTACCGAGGTGTGACGTATGCCAAGTGGGTAAACCTCGAATCACGAGGTGTGCATCAGGACTGGCTCATTGGATAGTCCTGCTCATCTGGCTGGCTTTCATTAGGTTCTTCAAAATCTTCAAACCTTGCAGCGTGGAGGGTTGAAGTTCATAAGCTCGATCCAGCTTGAGACGTAAATCGTCCTTGAGCTGGATTCTTTCTGTTGGGCTGATCGAATCCAAAATGAAAAGGATTGCTTCGCTGTAGCACTCATCCGTTGTTGCCATCGTTAAGTCCTCCTGAATGTAAAAGGTTGAGATCGTGAAGGTATTTCACGCCATTGATGTTTGACACCAACAACTTTGCTTAATGTTTGCCAGAACCACCTGCCTTGCACCTGAATTATTTCAGTGCATCCATTAAACTCACGCAACACAGCGTTAATTCTGGATTTAGTTGTGACAGTCATGAACCCGTGGTGATTAACCTCGAGCTCGTCATCTGTAAGCTGGCAGATACATTTTCCATGGAGATAAACGTTTACACGTTTATCTAAACCATCGAAATCGATGACTTCAACTCGAGTGTTCCCGAGTTTCGCGTCTTCCTGTTGCTTGATTGCGAGCAGCATCCGCTCTTCGAGCTTTCTCACGGGCGCTTAATGCTTTTGCAAAGTAATAGAGAGCATTAGGGTTTTCGGCTTGAAGCTCTTTGATTCGTTTCTGACCAATGTCCCATGTGCGACAGGATTCCACAAGTACACCTTTGTAGCCCGTGGAAGCATCACGCATGCGAATGTGACAAGGTGCTGGACTTTTCATAAATCAGTTCATAAAAAAGCTGCCACTTGCGGCAGTATGTCGCAGGAAGTACAGCATGTCAATAGTGGAGTCAGGATTCTAAGGGATCTGTCAGGGACACGGTTCGAAGTCGTTCGGGATCACTGCATAAACAAGATCGTAATTACCATCGTGTTCTGCTTTAAATTTGACCAAAGCATCGATTGAATCCTCAGCCGTCACAACAGTTTTGGTTAAGTTGTGATCTACATCTCGATATCGGATGAGGAAAGTCATGAACATACCTGTGGCTTAGAGAAACCAAACTTCTCAGTGAGTTTATCTCTTTCACGATCATTTCTTAGCTTTGTTGCCAACTTTGCAACATGCTCCATCACTTTCAAAGTGTCATCAACTGTTGAGCCTTCAGGCATACCGTCACGGACGATCCCCAGGCACTCAAAAAACATGTCGGCGGCTTCCGACATCTCAGTTGGAGTCAGTGGTTTAGTTTCAAGCATCGATGGAAAAATAAGGATGGTCAGTGTCAAGAATCTGATTCTTGCCCGATGCAAACACAAACCGATCAATCGGTAAGTATTCGTCGGTCGCCGAACAGTACACTGTGGGAACACAATCCAGCTGCTCTTTGTCAAGAACCTCAAGAATTCTTAGAAGTTGTTGATACGTTGATACATTGCCAGGTTCAGACATTGTTTTGAATTGCTTTGGGATCAGCCTAAGAGGCCACAATAACTCGGCACGATTGGCCGCAAAAAATTAATGATGATAGGGGAATTCCCTAGTCAGGTTTGTAGATAATTCGAAAGGCTTGTCTGCTGATGCTTTGATACTTTTGGAGAAACCTTTCGGCACTCTCTTTCTCTAAGCACTTCCGCCACTCATCCCATGCGTAGACCAATTCGCCGTCAACCAACTTGAGCTGACGGCACTCGACTATGTACATGAGCCAGTCAAAAGTTAAATAGTTCGGTGAAGCTATCGTCTTCCATGAGAATAAAAGGTTTCTCATGGTCACAGTTCATGCTCTTGGCTTCCCTGTGCCAACACTTAATGAGAAGAGGGATCTGATAATTAAATCGTTCTTTTATAGATAGACACATTGGGTAACCCACTGAGCTACGAGTCCATCCATCCTCCTTATATATACGTAGACAAGGGTTATCAGCTACTGGGATTTTGAGACGCTGCCGTCTCCGGCCATCAACTTTAAGTTTATGAGTGCGAAACTTGAAGTAAATGCAGGGAAACTTTCTTAATTTGTTCGGTGTGCGGAAAGGTGAGTCAGGATCATTTAGCCATGCGTGAGACGGATCGCTCAGCATTTTGAAGTAGTCGATCATCGTGTCAGTTGGTGACATATTTACCTCCAGAACCGTGAGCTTCAACAAAGATGTCAGTCTTGGCACCGTCACACAGTGAGCAGGTAATGCACTGAGCCTGGCTGTTGTCTGCCGTGGCTGGGCAGAGCTTGCCACTGAATGACTGCTTACCCTTGGCAACCACAGCGAATGTTTTCCATCCGTGAGCACTGGCGTCGAGATACTCTGCGAACGAATCACACGATGCTTGGAACACACCTTTGCACCACTGAGCCCATGGCTGTGTCCATTGATGTGTGTAACCAGTGTGACCAGCAGCGTGGTCGTTGAGCAGTGCAACCAGTGACGGTGAGATCATTGCAGGATCACCATAGGCACCCCAGCGGATCTTCCTGCCTTCAAGGTCAGAAGGGTTGAGATCACTAAGCTGACCGTAGATACCACGCTTGAATGACTTCCAAACAGCAGCAGGAGCCTGACCCACATTCACATAACAAGAACGTGAACCGTCGGACTGTTTACGGTGTGGGCAATCACCACAAACGGTGTCATCCACACCGAGGTTTACAGCGTCGACCGGATGAATGTTCTCGTGAAGAATCCAAACCTGACACATGTTCCCCGTCTTAGTGTTACTGGAGCCCATGGTCATGATCACCACGAAAGGTGAACCATTGATCGGAGATGTTCCGTGTTGAATAACGTAGCCTTTGAACTTAGTCATTGGTTTCGGTGTCGTTCTGTTGTTTGGATTGATCGTGTTGTTTCTTAAGCTTCTCCCATTCTTCTGAGAGTTTCTGATACATAGCTGATACTTGTTCTTGTAAGTCATCAGCATCTTTATCACATTCTCTACAGTGAGCTAACATCTTCTGTGCTTCTGCACCATACTTAGCAGCTTCGTATCGCAGGTTATCGATAACATCAGCTATGTACTCTATGTGTACTTCAAGGTTTACACCTGTCCATTTACTTACAGCCTTGACTTCTTCATCACTGCAATCACACTCCCACTCAAAGATAATCTTCTGTTGTAATAAACTCGCTGCAAAGGCATAAGCCTGTGCCATCATCAACTTGTTTTCAGCTTTACCTTTGCTGTTAGCTTGTTTGCGTAAGTTATCTCTCTGATTAGAAAGTTGATTCCAGTGTTCGTTGTTGTCGAGATACTTAGTGAAAGGGATGAGATCAGCCATGGTGATAAGTAACCTGCTCAGTGAAGTTGGATTGATACTTGAAGTCATCGTTAGTCATTTCTTCTACCCAATCTTTGAACTGTTGATCAGTAGCAAAGGGTTCTAGATGACAATCACGGTCATAAACAATGGTGCGGGTAACAACAATGCGATGCAAAGGTTTAGTCATTGAAATCCTCATCTGTAATTAAGTCTTCGATGTCGTTGCAGAACTCGATAAGTTTGCACTCGATGCCTTCGATCCGATCGACTATGTATCTCGGAGCATGTACATTCCGTAGCAGCACAGAGATCTTTTCTAGCTGATTCATTGCCTCGCATGCTTCATTGAAGCGATCAAGACTGTTCACTCTTCAGCCCTCCTTTCGTCATAAAGTTTCCACGCTTGATCTGGCGTGGGGTTAGGAACCATTTGGACTAACTGTTCATTAGCTGAACAAATACCTGACCACTTAGCCATAGCTTCAGACAGATCTTTCGCATAGATGTGAGTGAACTCACGCTTGCGTTCATTGTCACCAGGGAAGTGAAAGTACAGAGCGAGAAAACGATTCATGATCAGATGATGTTGATGTGGTTAGTGATGCCAACGTGTTTAGCCATAGAACTAATAGCTTTCTGTAAATAATCTCGCTCTTCATCTGTTATGTCTTCGCCTGTTAGTTCTTCCCAGTATTCCATTCGATTGAAAGCAGAATCAATTGCTTCCCACTTCAACTGACGTTTGCGGATGTTGGTAATACTCATGATCAGGAATCCTCATCGGGTGTGTGATACTGAAGCCACCAATCTTTCACGTTCTTGTTGACGTGGCATTGGCACTCTGTGTATGTATCGAATGATCTCTTGGTCAAAGGATCATTTAGTGGTACATAATCCCATTGCATGTAGAACATGCCACTGTATGGGCACTCGACGATCTTACCCACACGTTCATCACCATTACCGACAGGATCACATAGATACACATACTTGTATGCGTTGTGTGTCATGTAACTAGCGGGCTCGATGAACTCGACGTCGATTGTTAGTGGTAGTGTCATGATTCAAAAGGATAAATCGAAAGAACTTTACGGTTCAAATCATCTGGATCTGGTGTCTGATCTGCTAGAGATTCAAGTTTCGCAAACAATGATTCAAAGTCAGCGGTTGATTCATCGCCTTCTTTAAAGTCAACAGCCATAGATTCCAGACAGTAAAGACAAACTGAAAGCTCACCTTGAGTGATGTGTTTCATGATTCAGTAATAAGTTTGCGTTCTTTAAGTAAGATCAAGTGATCAAGAGCATCACCTAATGTTGATCTCACATATTCGTCTCTGAGAGCAGAGATTTCATACGCTTTGTAGATAGTTGAGTACAGTTCATCAAAAATCTCGCGTTGCATGATCAGATACCAAGTGAACTACGGACAGCAGACATAAACAATCTCACGGAAGTTTCTATGGCTTCCTGTTGTGTCCACGCTGTAGGATCATCAACAAGATCAACCCATCCGTAGTTGTTCTTATCTAAAAACAGTTCAATCTCAGGTTGAAGAAGTTCATAAACCTGAGCAGATTGTGTGGAAGATAATTCAGCCATGATCAATAATCGTGAGGGAAATAAGTTTGTAAGTAAGCAATATCTTCGTGAGATAGATTCTTAGATGCTGAGTGATATATAGTTGTCTCTAAGAAACAATGCGACAACGTGTCGCTATAAATTGCGGGCCATTGTTCACTGTTCGATTGCACATGAATCTGCACACTGTTGTTGTTGTTGACCCTGGCGTGGTGAACATTTACACAACGTCCGGAAGGTAGTTCTATAAAATGTTTAGAACCACGGGGAAGATCAAAGACAGAAAGTTTCATGATCAGTCCTCCCACTCGATAGTTTCATAAACAGCAGCATCGTTCGATACATACGAAACAGCACGCATGAAAGTGTTACCGACTTTGCCGGTATGGCTATTCATCATTGATACGTCACCATGTGTGTCTAATTGAATGTATTTGTCAGACAAATGTGTGGTGAGTTTGAACACAGTTGGCTGTGAGTAACGAGTGTCAGTGTGAATCATGATCATTGAAAGGTGAAAGAACCGCAGAAGGGAATGTGTGTAACCTTGTCATCTTTACCCAGGAAAGTAGTTACAAACCACTCACCACGTTTCTGATATACAGACTCACCTTCGACACAATGCTCACGAAGGATTGCATTTAGACGGGACTTTGTAGTCCTTGATTGATACCCACCGTCCGTGATCGTGACGAAGTTGTCACCAATGGTGGCGATGTGGTTGCCGTGTAGATATACACGAGAGTGACCAGATTCTTGGTCGAAAGTAACCTCAGTGTTCGCAAGTTTCCAGTTCTTGGAATCACTGATGGCGTTGTTCATGAGGATTTCGATGTTACGCATGTTTGGAATGAACGTAGAACAAAGGTGAGAGATTGAGTCCCTCAGTAAGTCACCGTAAATGTTAGTGACTTAGTGAGAGCTTCATGATCAAAAATGATCTAATGAATAAACAATGAAGACTGAACAATCCCTAGGGTATGTAAGATCTACACCCCCCAGGGAAGAAGTCCAGCTTACTTAGTGAAACTAAAAATGGTGCATGTAAAGCACACAATAATACTATGTAAGGGGGGATCTCCCCGTATTTGTAGCTACCAGTGAAGCGAACCGGTTCGTTCGATGATTACCCTACTAGGATTCACCGCACTGTTAGATAACTAAGCCTGTAGATACCAAGGGCCTTACTGCGGGCACTAGGTTAGTCGGGGAGGTTCGGTCTATTAAGACGCTCCGGACACCTAGCGGGACGTGGGCGTTAGTCGAAGTTCCGACACCACGTCACTGGCTACCCATGCACTGGGGGGATTGGATACCTGCCGCCCTCTGTGTTGCTCGACCATTAGACAGGGAGAGAACCCTGAATCACGAACCAAAGATAACTAAGGTTCCGACGAGATCAACGGCGAGAGCGTTGGCTGATGGCTGGACTGATTCGAATCGGTTAGATAACTAACGGATCCGTTGGTGAGAGTGTAACCGCAGAAGCTGCCGAAAATGGCAGAAACTTGTGACGGTTTGGCGATTGGCACAGCTGGTTGTGATCGTTCAGCTCCCGGTGACGGGTTTACTAGATCGGCGCTGTTCCTCTCGACACCATTAAGTAGATCACGGATTGGCACCGAATGGTTGAAATGGTGTGCGGTTTCTGAATTGGCACAGTGTTCCTGGTTTGATTCTTAGTTACAGAGAGCTCAGCGAATTAAAAAAAGAAACGCGCACCCGCCCACGCGCGTATATAGCACACAGGCGTGGTTGATATTTACATTCTGTCATTCAAGTCACACTAGGGCTTCATACATAGTACCCATAATGTATATTTATCCGACCCCGCAACCCGCCCTTTTTTTACTTATTTGACATACACGACGGCACGGGCGAGAAGGGTTTGGGTATCTTGCGGGTATTTTGGGGTCAAATCGTCTGGAGTAGCAATATATTAAAAGGCGCAGAAAAAAATTCGCGCCAGACAAATACACCTAAAATGTGTTTACGAGTCTTATAACGACTGATGCAACCAGAAGATATGGATAATGTCGTCGTAGAAGACGGTATTTTTTTAAAAGACTTGATAAGAGCTATAAAAAATAAAGACCAAGTACGCGCTCAGGCGTTGTTGAGAAGCTTGAGTTCAGG